CTGTATCCTGAACCCATGACTTCTAACATTCTCCATCATCTTCGTGAACTTCAGGTTGCTTGGCGCCGTCAAAATTTTGTTCTAACAGGTAAGCAAACTGAAGAATACGATATTCTAGTTGCTGCTCGTCGTCAACGTGTTCGTGGTTTTTATGCTGAAAATCGTGTTTTTAAGGGGAGTAAAGCAGCAGCAGACAAGATTCGTGATGAAGAACAAAAAGCAAATCCAACATTAGTAGAGGACCAAGACTATTAAGACACTTTAAAAACCGTCCACCTCCTCATCCATTCTGGGTCGGGAGGTATTATAGTATAAATATCTGAAAGGTTATCTACACTGCAAAAAATGAAGACGTTCTCCGAATTTATGTCTATTTGTGAAGCATATGATGCAGACTTTATGTCTGGAGCACAAATCCGTAAAACGGGGGCTGATGGAAGAATTGGTCCCGAACGTAAGAAAACTCCTGCTGAAAGACGTAGAGTAAGGTCAATTGGTGGTGGTAAAACTGAACCAGTTGAGTATAAACCCAGAAAAGATATTGGTTCTCAACGTCAGTCATCTGCAAGAGTACAAGCACCAGAACAAGAACGTGGAAGTGCTGATGTAAAGGCAAAAGCAGCAGAAGCAGCAAAAGCAGAAAGAATAGCAGCAGCAAGAAAAAGAGCAGCAGCAAAAAGTGGTGGAGAAACATCTAGTAGTGCAAAACCAAAAGCAAAAGAAATAGCAAAGACTGCATCAAAACTCCTCTCTAAAAAGAAAGCAACAAAACCAGTTTCTCCTGATTACAAACCAGCAAAACCATCAGGATTGTCTCAGAAAGAAAGAAATATTCAAAGTAAAGCAGGTGAAAGAACGTTACTTGGTATCATGAAGCAACAAGAACTATCAAAATATGAAAAAGAAACAGGACAGAAAGCAACTGGAAAAGCAAAAACCATAGCACTTGGAAGAGCAGCAGCAAGAATGTCCCAGTGATTAAAGTTAGGATCGTCTAAAGTGTCTCTATGGTATGAGCACCAAACAAATGTCCTTCACTATCACCGACCAACCTGTAATCATTAACGGCACTGAACATCAAGTCACTGCTGTGAATGGTATGGACCGAGTTCTAATCAACAACAAACTGCATGATCTTGGAGAGCAAATCCTGAAACTGCGTATGCAGCAAGATGAACTTGCACAGATGCGTAATGTTCTTGATCATCACATCAAATCCAAAGAAGAAGATTTGTTTGAGATGTTTTATGCTTCCTGATATACTCTCTGTAACCCCTCCACAATCCCCTACAACATCATGGAAACTGTGAACGTGTCTGTAAGTACTCTGGAAACTCTTATTGAGGGTCTTGAGAGTGCAATCAAAGTGTGCTATAATGTAGACTACCAATCAGACGATCACGAAAAGTCTGCACCTTATGCAACAGGATATAGTCGTGCTGCGATGCGAATGATTAGTGATCAACTCAAAACTCTGAAAGTACAGGGGTATTAAAGTTAGGATCGTCCAAATTGTCCTTATAGTATGAGCACAACCTTGATGAATACGCAAATCAAACTTCGTCCTCACCAAATTCGTGGTGTTGATGCTATGTCCAAGCACAACAAAGGTCAACTTATAAAACCAACTGGAGCAGGAAAAACTCTTACTATGATTGCTGATGCACTCAAAGAGTTTGCTAAAGAAACTCCACAGACCGTTGTTGTTGTTGCTCCTAGAATACTTTTGAGCGAGCAGTTGTCCAGTGAGTTTTTGGAGTTTATCACAACTGTTGCTGTGTTACATGTGCATAGTGGAGAGACAACTCACTTCAGCACTACCAAACCTGCCGAGATCTACAACTGGTCTCGTCGTGCATACAAGCATCAACTGATCTTCACTACCTATAACTCTCTCCAACGTCTTGTTGATGCAGAGATTGATGTGGATACGATATATTTCGACGAAGCACATAATTCCGTCAAACGTAACTTCTTTCCTGCAACGGAGCACTTCTCTGCAAATGCAAATCGTTGCTACTTTTTCACTGCAACTCGCAAGACTTCTGTGACTGTGGGTAAACCAGGAATGAACGATGTTGATGTTTATGGTAACATCATCTGCCGCGTTTCTGCACCAGAACTTGTTGATGGTGGGTATATTGTTCCGCCTAAAGTTTATGCTCACAAGTCTAAAACTGCTGATGAATGTGGTGGTTGCTCTTATGAACGGGACAAGCACAATCTCATCGACATTATCAACACCTATGGAATGGATAAAGTATTGGTCGTATCCAAAAAGACCAAGGATATTATAGGTCTCACTACTCAAACTGATTTCCAACTCCAAATGGAAGAAATGGGATATGAAGTTCTTCATATCTCCAGCAAGTTTGGTGCCTTCATTAACAACCAGAAAGTTGATCGTGAGGTATTTTTTGATACGCTCAATGCTTATGGTAAGGATGTGAGCAAGAAGTTTGTTGTATTGCATTTCGATATTCTTGCGGAAGGACTGAACATCTCCTGCCTGAATGGTGTAGTCTTTCAGCGTAGCACAGACTATATCAAAATCCTGCAAACTGTTGGTCGTGCTGTTCGTCTTGATCCACGCGACAGTAAGGGTATTCGTGAAGGTGCAATCACTCCTGGTGCTGTGAATACCTACAGCAAGAAGTTTGGTCTTGTTGTTACACCAGTTTTTGATAAAGTTGGAGTAAGCACTGCGACCAAGATTAACAACTGTTTAGATACAGTTTTTACTCACGGAGAACTGCTGGATAGCGTCACTCGCAAATGAGACCCAATGAGATCCTTGTCCACCACTCAAGCAAAAACGTGATTTTTTGAAGATTTCACTGAAACCAACCTATCCTACCTTGACCCAAACCAGATCACTGATTTTTTCTAAAGTGTAATGCAGGTGCTTGACATCACCACTCAAAGTTGTTAAACTTACATCATCAGTTGAGAACTTCTGTTCGCACCAACTGATACAAAGCAAACTTGCTATTTTTTTAATCATGACTCAAATTGTTCCCTTTTTCCAATCCAACGTAACTTCTTGGGATGCTCTGCTGAGTAATCCTACATTCAAATCTCTTGACATTCCTTCCTTTGATTGCTCCGAATTTGTAGGTGTTAAAGTGAAAGAATGGTCTAACCTTAATATTCAACAAGCAGCAAATAAAGCACGAGCAGGTGGTGTTGATACCAACAACATCAATGGTCTAATTACAGAATTTCAAAAAGGTTATCGTGTAACTGAATTGCCTCCTATTGTAATGATTCTTCCTAATGGTACGGAAGAAACTTGGGATGGATACAATCGATCCAATGCTTGCTATGAACTTGGGATTCAAGATTACCCATTTCTTGTCTATCGACTGAAAGAAGAATGGGCAGATCGTATCGAGGATGCTTATGATCTTGTTTCTCTTGGTGCAAACAATCATACGGTAGCAAAGCGTCACACCATCAACGATTTTATTCTTCGTGGTGTGTGCTACTGTAAGCGTCAAGGTAATTCTCTCTCCAAAACACAAATTTCTAACTGGGTTGGTAGCATCAATCATTCATTCACTGCAAAACAAGTGAGTGACATTGTGGATAAGATTTATCAGCAAACCACAATCGCTGTTAATATTCTTCCTTTTATTCATCCCAAGAGCGCACAGTCAAAAGTTGCAGAGATTGTAGATACTAGTTCCTCTACTAATCCGATTGTGATTTGCTGCAAAGATGTAATGTATATTAAACGTGGTTTTATTAAAATCATGGAAAACTTTGTCGAAAACGACATTGATGTTACTGATGTTGTGACTTACACCAAAGGGTGTGAAACTGCCGAAGAAGTGACTGCACAACGTCAATCTGGAGTCAACTATCTCAAGAAACTTGATGATCTTGCCGTTCAGTATGTTGTCAAGCGTATGAGCAGTCAATCTTCATCTTACTCTATTGCTGGTGCTCTGCCCCAGTTGATTGGTGTTGAAGATCCCCAATCTTTGGTTGAGATTAACTAATGAAAGGATTTATTGTTGGAGAATATGCTGCCGTACCTTTTGTGAACGGGTATATCATCATTCACAACGGACAACAACTTGAGAAACTTTGTAGGACTGAAAGTTCTGCAAAGAAGTATATTGCCGACCACAAGAAGAGTTTAACTCAAGGACAACTTCCAATCAATTAAAGTTAGGATCGTCCAAAGTGTCCTTATAGTATGAGCATCCAAAACAAGCACCAAGAACATTTTGAGGATCTAATCCTAACAGGTGATCTATCAGTACTAGATTTCTTCAATGGTGACTATGAAGTTTCATTGAAAATTGATGGTTCTCCTGCTATTGTATGGGGAACCAATCCTGTGAGTGGTAACTTCTTCGTGGGCACCAAAAGTGTCTTCAATAAAGTTAAACTGAAAATCAACGAAACGCACGAAGATATTGATGCAAACCACATTGGGAATGTAGCACAAATCCTACACTGCTGCTTGGATAGTCTTCCTCGCACAGAGAACATCTATCAGGGTGATTTCATAGGTTTCGGTGGACTTAATGTCTATACTCCTAACACGATTACCTATCAGTTCCCTGAAGTTGTAACTCAAAGTATCATCATCGCACCACACACAAAGTGGAGCACTGATGGTGAACTTCGTGATGCTTATGTATCTGGTTCTGCGCCATTTTTCGTTGATACTCAACACGTCAAGTTTGTGCAACCTTGTGTGGACTTTGTTCGTGTAAATCTGCTTGATGTGAATGTTGATGACGTTGTGTTTTTGAGTGTAAAGGAAGCAGCAGCAGCAAAAGTAAAAATCAATGCTCTTATTCGTGAGGGAAAGGAGTTGACTTGGTGGGCACTTGGAGACATTTTTGGTTGTATGAACCTTGCACATTTGTATCTTACGATGATTGAGATTAAGGAAGACTTGATGCAGTCAATGATCGTCAGTGATAGTCCAGTAGCATACATCAACGGAGAAAAGATTGTTGGTGAGGGTTTTGTCCTCAAGAATAGTAGCATCATTATGAAGTTGGTGAATCGTGAAGTTTTCAGCAAAGCAAATTTCAACCTGCAAAGATCCTGATATTAAAGTTAGGATCGTCCAAAGTGTCCCTATAGTATGAGCACAACCACTATGCAACTCCAAGCACAACAAACCATTGCAGATATCGTTCTCAAGAATACTCATCTGCTGATTGAAGCACTCAAAGATAACTTTCGTGAGTATTCTATTCGTGGTCATCAACGTTCTGTTGATCGTGGTGAAAGTGTAGAGCATCATCAGCAGAGGATTGATGAACTCAAGAATGGTATTCTGCCGATTGATTATGTGATTGAAAGTGGTAAAAAGTATCACAAAGTTGTTATGGTTGATGCTGGAAGTTCTAGGTCTGTTCATGCTTTTGTGGACAAGAATACTGGAGAATTGTATAAGTCTGCATCGTGGAAATCGCCTGCTAAAGGTGTTCGTTATGACCTGCGATTGATTGCTGATCGTGAGTATCTGCTGAAAAATGCAGATTGGTCGGGTGGGTATTTGTACGCAAAATGAGTATAATGAACTGGGAAGAAATGAAACAACAAATGCTCATTGAAGCAGTTGAAGATTACATCTACAGTATGAAACAACTTAACTGCAATCAAGCAGCAATTGATGCCTACACTAAACTTTTGGAAGAACTTGAAACAAAATGACTTACTCAAACCTCTCCAAAATCAAAACAAAGTTTAGAACAAAAG